GGTACTGACTCTGGCATATCCATTTATTTCTCCCTGTGGGGGTTATTGGTAAACCTTTGGTTATCTCGCATCCGATCCATTAGCTTGTTAGCTTGGGAATGCGACATATTTGCTAATTGTGCGCTTAATACTTCTCTGCGTGTATCTTTTACGACAGGTGCGCGGCTTGTCATAGTCTCGTTACCGACTTCAAAGCAGTTATGCTTCCTTAGATGCTCACGGTGCATAGCCCTGCCAGTAATCATTGTGCCATCTGCCATAGACTTATAGGGAGCTATGTCAGGCATGATGTAGACCTTAGCATCATATTGCTCTGCGCCTACCTCTACAGCTTCTCCGTCTATATATACCCAAGACTGTCTCATGCTTGCCCCAGAACAATAGCTACTTCAGTATTAGCGGCCTCTTCTGCCTCACGCACCTTGTCTACCTGTGCCTTTGCGCCTATCTCTGCGACCATGATGCGAGTAGATGAGTCTAGTTGTGCTTTGTAGCGATTAAACTGATCTAGGTACTGTAGCTCCTGCATCTTCATCTGTTGGCGCATCTGTTCTAGCTGTGCGTCTGCCTGTAGCTTCATCTGCTCGATCTGCATATCAGCCTGTACTCGTGCCTGTTGAGCCTGTACGTCAATCTGAGCCTTCATCTGCGCGGCCTGTGCATCTGCTTGCATTTTCATCTGTTCAGACTGTTGCTGTGCTTGCATCTTCATTTGCTCAGGGTCAGGCTGCGGCTGTTTAGGCTGCTGTGATGCTGCCTTCATCTGTTCCAGTGCGGCATCCAGAGTACCCTCGATAGGTTCTGCTTGCTTAAACGCTCCGATACCGAACTTCATGACCTCTACCAGCATTGGTATCATCTCAGGTGACTCACGGCCTACAGGTAAGGCTTGACCTAAGAAGCCGCCAAACGCTGTTAAGAACTCTACACGGTTACGCTTATTCTGATCTTCATCCAACTGCACCAGACTGTCAGCCTCGACATCTATTCTAAAGTTAGCTAGTGGCGAGTCTTTAAGAAGCTCTATAGCCTGTGGTATTAACTGCTGATCTGCATCAGACATCTGTTGTGCAGAAGCGTACTGTAGCAACGTCTGTGGCTGGAACTTGGTACACATGATCTGCGCCTTGAGCTTAATCAGGCTAGACGCAAACAGTGCTACCTCTTCCTGCATTGCTCTTAATCTTAGCCCTGCATACTGGCCCTTGATCTGTTGTGCAGTTGCAGTCTCGCTTGCACTGGTCTGACCACGAATAATGTCAGATATGCCCGTAATCTCGTAGATTTGACTCTTTATGTCCTCTCTTGCCCGGTAGCAGTTGATGAGCGTACTAGCTATGACATCTAGCGGTAGGATGTCGATGCTACCCTTCAGCCCACCCTTTTCACTAAAAGCCATCCACTTATCGACAGGTATCAGAGTATTATTGTCTCCCTCTGTCAGTAGACGTTGTAGCGTTGGCTGGCTTGCGTCATATACTCCCCGCACCCTCAAAGCCTTGACCAGACCGTCAATTCTGTCGCTCAGAATGTCCAGCTCTGTAGCCTGATCTTGATACAGCACGAAGTCAGGTACAGGCACTAGAGAATCAGAGGTTAAAGTAGCGTACAAAGGCTTTCCACAAGGGAAAAAGCCTTCTACCTCGATGGGGTCATCACGCTCGTCTATGATGTAGTTGCTGTTCTTGCTAAACCAGTAGACCTTGCCGCTTTCCTTATCCCATAGCTCACATATCTTAGCGCGTGTATGCTCTTTGCTAGACTGACCGTAGGAAGTTAGTGTCTGTGGGCCGCTGTCCAGAGGTATCTTCTTTGCAGACTCCTCGCCAAAACGCTCTATAAGCGCCTCTCGCGTCATGTAAGCCCAGCGCCATACAACCGTGACCTCTTCCCATGTACGAGCTACTGAGTGACCAAAGTCCTTCCAGTGAACGTAGTCTGTAGGAGCGCATTCGTACTCGATCTCTTCATAGGTTTCTGGGGTGTCACCTTTCGTTACATCCTTTTCATCAGCGTCCTCAGTAACCTGTAGCCCATCTTCTGGCATATCACGCTCAATTAGATGTGGCTCGTAGCGTACCCATGCGACACCGCGACCACCAAGAAAGCGATCCTGCACCGCATTTTTCATGGTTGCCCGGAAGTCTGGATAATGCTCAATCTCGTAGTCAATAGCTCTCTGAATGATCTGTGAGGCAACACGACCTACTTGGTCATTGTCTCCAAACCTTCTCGATACGTCAGCCATCGGTAATTTGGAGTAGACCGCTGGGATTAAGGTCTGTACGTTTGACCAGAGAATATTAAACTTTGCCGTCTCGTTAGAGTTCTGGCTGCGATTATCATCGCGGTAGCGTTTAACGATCTTTGCAGAACGAGCTTCCCACTTCTTGAACTCGTTGTCATATGCGCCGATTACGTTCAGATACTTCTCAATTGGAGTTTCAGTCATTTTCTGTCCTGTTGTCTAAGTGCTTCAGCTATTGCTTGAGGGTCTAACATCCCGCCAACACCTACACCAGCGAGAATATCTGCTTCATGTCTACGGAATGGGTCAAAGGCTGCAAAGCGGGAACGGATGTTTTTTGCATTTGGTATAACAACAACATCCCCGCCAACAACATTATTACCCTCTGCTAAACCACTTCTTACATTATTAAGGTTAAAGTATTCTGGCGTAACAGATTTTTCATTATTTATCCGAAGTGGCATAACAAATCCACCCTCATGCTTTGTCGGTAAGCCAGCGTTTTTAGCTTCTACATAAGCAGAAGCGCCGCTTGGGTCTGTTGAAGTGAACACGCCATTTACAAATTTGGTTTTTGATGGGTCAAAAGAATCAAACTCAACATTAGTGGCATGATAAGCATCTGTCGGATACATACCCGGAGCATTAGCTCTGTCTATATAGGTATTATTTGCTGGCAATCCTAGTCCGCCCTGCTCTACTGGCAGGGCAGCATTGCGCTGGGCTGTGTCGTGCAGTATCTCGAACTCTGTCTTAGGTCGTTGAATCATTGCGCCGCCTACATTATCGCCGACTGGGACATAAGCCTTTATATGGGTATCTCCCATACTCTTAGATAATGCTGCGCGGTGTCTGCCATCAATAATGTTTCCATCCTTGCCAATCACGATAGGCCCTTTTGATGGCATAGCCTTGCTTGCATCAACTGACAAATCACCTAAGTTTATTTTACTAATATCGTAATCTGTGAGTTTGTAAGAATCGCCTCCAATAGCAGAGCGCAGTGCATCAAAGTCTAGCGACTCGCCCGGAGAGTTTTTATCAATCAATTCCCGTACTTGGCGTGATGTAATTCCTTCTGGCACACTCATAGCCTTCCCTTCTGGCACTATGCCCATTCTTGTATCAGGCATAAGCCTTGCAAATCCAGTTTTGTTCTGTACCTGTTCAGCTAGAGTTTTTAGAGCAGCTTCACCACCTTTTTGTATAAAAGGCCGCATTGCCCCGCCTAACGCAACAGTATCAACCACTTCTGGCCTTAGCGTTGTAGTCTGTCCTCTGCCTGTAGTTATGCGCCCACCGTAGCTTAGATCGTCTAGCAGTCTGTTGACGTTCCTTAGCGGCAGCAGATCACCACCACGCATACCTCCAAATAATGGATCGCGCTCAGGTACTACATATCTGTCGGCTTGATCTGATAAATAGCCAGCAGCGTCAGCAACAGCGCCAAAAAACCTATTACGAGGCTGTTTAGTTACTGAGTCTTGCCTAGAAAGAGCTTTGGCTAGTTGCTTAGGACTAGGCATTATGCTGAGAATATGCCTACAGCTATGACCTCAACACCTGCTCCTGTCGTTACTTTCCATGCACCAGTAGTAGATGCAGCGTTGATCTCGATATTGTAGACATTGATACCTGTGCCGCATGATGCAGGTAGCACTGTATGGGTCAATATGCCTACACCTGTTCCGTCTACCAGAACTACATTGCCTGTAGCAGCGGTGGTGACTGTACATATTAGTCTGTGGATGTAGTCACCGATTGCACCTGTGCCGCCTAAGACTTGTGCTGTTTGACTGACTGCAACGTGTTCGTATTGGTATCTAAATGGTGATTGTATGCTCATATTCTGCCTCTCTTTGGTTGATTTGCTTGCGCCCACACATCGTTAAGTGTTGCTGTGTTCTCTGCTCCTACCATCAACGGTTTAGCCGTATCAGGTTGTCTGACTCTTGGCTCTGACCGCCATGCTATTGATAACATTCGGAAAGCGTCTGCCGGATGAGAACACCAGTCATGTCGTGGTGTCTGCCGAAACGCCTTCTTGTCCTCATCATACTCTCGTTGGTACTGTCGTAAAGCCTCGATACCTTCACTGCACTTGTCTGCATCAAACCAGCACTGCGGCAAGACTTTACGAACAGCCTGTATACCGTCTTGCACTGACAGATCTGGCACGATAGCTAGGCTATTGATGCCAAAGTGTACCGCCAACTGCTCGATTACTGACTTACCAGCAGCCGCCAGAGTCTTAGCTCTAGCATCATGAGGCAGGTGGTGCTTACCGAAATTATACGGCCTTGACAGGATATTTGCAGCAATTTCATCAATATTAGCACCAGAAACGGCGTAATAATCAATTATATGCACTTCATCTCTGATGACCTGATAGAACCAGACCGCCGTATCGTCTCTATAACCGAGGTCGAATGCAGTGTGGACAGGCACGTTATTGTCATAGGCTACTCTAGTGACGCGCCCTTGCTCCGTAGCCTCACGCATCTCTGTACCGTAGAACGCGCCAAGGATAGCGGCCTCGAAGCTACACTCATACTCTTGCATATACTGGTCTGGTGACAGTTGAGCTTTAGCAGCCGACAGCTCACCCTCTGGCAATAGCTTGCTGACCGATGCAGGTAGCTCCAAGCAGAACCACTCGCTAGGTATTCTCTGAGCTGTGCTATAGATGTCCCAAAACTGATTCTTACCCTTAGGCGTACCGCTGAAGACGCACCAGCCTTGCTTGTCACTGAGTGCTGGACGCAGAATACTGCCCCAGACGCTGGGCTTGAAATCAGCGTACTCATCTAGGAACAGACCATCAAATCCCAAACCTCGCATGGCATCAGCGTTATCAGCGCCAAATAGCCTTATCCTAGCTCCATTGATTAGGTCTACATAAAGGTCGGACTCATTGACTGATGCGAGTATTGGTCGTGCGTAATGCTTGAGGTATTCCCACGCTACGGACTTGGCCTGACTGCGGTATGGTGCTATGTATGCGAATAGGGGCATAGCAGACGCACAGACAGCGGCAGCACGAATTAGCTCGTTCACAGCTGCGACTGTCTTACCTGCGCGCCTGTGGGCCACTAGGCAGGCCCAGCGTTCCGTCCTCTCATGGAACGGCATGAACGCCCGCCTTGGCTCGTAATCAAGCTCTATTTCGTTGGTTTCCACTTAATCACCATCTGAACTGGCCCTTCATCCTTGCCAGTGAGTTCTGTGCGACTTAGTTTTGGTACATGGTACTCGATCATGTCGGTGTAACACTGGAAAGCCTTTAATGGGCCTTCGGTCTCAGCGATCAGGTCTAGCCATTCCTGCACTCGATGAGCATTACCATCAACGAACCGGGCGATAGCCTCTCGAGCGGCTACTGTAGACTTATTTGCCAGCCCTTTTGGTCTACCGGGGCCGGGTGGTCTACCAGTTTTACTTGCTTTTTTAATGACCATCATATATCTCGCTTATTTTTGCTTAAATTTTAATCTACATGGCAAGCATACGCCATTAATCAACTTGCTACTATAGCGACCACAAAGATCGCAATCTCCTGATTTTACAGGATGATTAATGTGCAGTGCGTATTTCATTGAGTCTAATAGCTGGGAGTTTAGCTGCTTCTATCACATCGCCCAAGTATTTTATAGCGTCTAATCTTGTCATACCTTGAATGGTAGCTGGAAAGCTGCTGACTGGCGCTCCTGACGAGTCACAGACTATCTCGTGCATTGCGTATCCTGCGTGTGTTCGCACCATTCTAATCATGATCTGCTCTTGTGCTGATAGGCCCAGACTTGTCTAGGCCCAGCACCCTCATTGTCTATCTTGATTCGATCTACCGAACCCTGCCGATAGAGGTAGGCAACTGCCATGCTAATCTCCGCAGAGGTTAAGGTGAGTATTTTTTTGATTTGCGACAGGGTGATAAGCCCTTGAGTGTTTGAGATTAGTAGTCGAATACTCGAGACCGCCTTAGCCATTTGCCACCACCGCAATCAGAGTAACCAACCCACCAACGGTAGCAACTACCACAACCTTGACCCACAAAAGGAAAGCCCTATCGTCATCTTGCCATGTAGACGACCTGTAGCCTCCTACAAGCCCTCGGGGAGCATTTAGGTAGGGTAGGTATCCATCGTGAGACTTATTGCGTTCTACGCCCTCTCTGAGCGTTCTGGGGCTAGTATCGTAGTTAGAGTTCATTAGAAGTCACCTCTGTTTAGCGGTTCAGCTTGTCCATGACGTGGATCGTCTAAATACTGATCCAACTCCACCTCGTCCAAGCCCCGATTCTGTTCTTGCTCTCGGCTGTGGTACAAGGCTTCCTCATACTCCCTGACGATTGCCGTGTAGGAGTCCAGCAGATTCCTTTTGGTTTCATTGTCTGCTCTGGAAAAGCTAATGACCAACCTAGCTGCTCCAACTTGAAACGCTGTAATTTCGATAATATCCATTTTATGCTCCTAGCAAGATTGTGAGAGGTACGATGTGAAGGCAATCGCCATCACCACAATAATTATTACGAGCCAAGGTGTCGGCTCGAAAGGTGGGCGCTTTTGGCGTGGGAAGAACTCGTCATATTTGCTCATGCTGACACTCCGATTGAAGCAAAGTATTCGACTACCTCGTCTGAATGTGTATCTGAACTTAAAAGACTTCTTATTGAGCCAATCCAATATCCAACAAATTCTGGGTGGTGATCGAACGGGCCGCCCCAGTTGCTCCCCTTTACACACCCTTTCTCTAATAAAGTATCGCAAGCGTTACACTCCCCTGACATCGCTATTTCGCTTATTTTGTTAATGCCTTCTAAATTAGCTGCATCGCGAAGTTGTTTTAATGTAGTCATTTTGCATCTCCAGATTTGTGATCTCTCAGTCCCAGTGACCTCGATAAATAAGATAGTAAACCATTCCTAATATATGTCAAGTTTTTTATCGTACTAAGATTTCGCACATCGAGCGTACCGCTGTACCCCCTCTAAAGAGGGGGGTACGGTACGGTACACTATTCTCGTTTTTGTACCAAAACGTACCGGTACGCCTCGGTACAGTACGGTACAGTGGTACACTACCTTGAATTCTTGTTTATCATCAGTAGGTTACACCAAACCATATCATTGACCACCCACCCATTATCGTGGTCAACGATGGTTTCACCCAGTCTGAGCGACCCAATTAGCTGATCCTCACTCCCCGGCCTCAATTTTCTCGAAATTAGCGTTTCCGACACCCCATCGGCCTGCAATTTTTCGACCAAACCAGACCTACTTAGGTACGGTTTTTCGTTCCTAACTTCTGCCCCGGCACTCCACCATGCGTTCTCAAAAACCTTCATATTGACCGATAATTTCGAATCCTTTTTGACCTCTTTTGGGGCATCAATTTGATTTACAACTGCCGCCATCGAAGGCTCACCGTCCTCATTTTCCCACCCCGGAACAGCAAATCTCTCAAGCTCTACCCAGACAGAATCGGTCAATTCTGAGTCCTTGCTCTTCCTCTGAATGATCTCGATTGGGCCTCCACGCTGCTTGCTTGGTACGACACTGATCTCAATATCTAACGCCCCACGCCACGCTGACGAACCCCGCGCCCGGTGCTGTGTCTCCTCAGACACGCCAGTATGATGCACCAGAAGCACAGTACATCTGTACTTAGACATCAGAACAGAGCAGGCATCCAGCATACCTTTGGTATCAACCGAGCTGTTCTCATCCCCAAGCAGGAACCTATGCAGGGTATCTACCACGATAATAGTAGGCTTCTGATTCAAGCTATTAATGTTATCCACAACACGTTGCAAGCCTTCTTTTGTATTCAGATCGCAGCCATCACGGGAGATGTGCATCCTAAGACGCGGAACATTATGGTAATGCTTCCACCCAGCAACTCTGGACTTGATCCCCTTGTGACCTTCACCCGCCAGATAGATGACATTACCACCCGGCTTAATCTTGTGCTGCTCCCCGCACCAGTTGGGTAAGTCTGCCGCCATCCTGAGAATCCAATCCAGAACAACGAACGTCTTACCACCGGCTGACGGGCCATGCACCATAATCAAGGCTTCTTCTTGAATCCACTTCTTGACTAACCAAGTAATCGGCTCTGGCTTGGAGCAGAACTCGTCTGCCTGCACGAGCCAATCGAGTTTTGGGGGCATGAGCAGGATTGACAGGTCGCGCCCTGCCGCCACATAATCATTGGCATCCCCTCTCTCGGGAGGAGTGACTGTGCGCGTCTTATGAATAGCCGATGCTTGATCGGCATAGGATTGCCCAACGCCGGACTCATCATTATCTGCAACAACTACAATGTCCTGCGCCATTCCATGCCGACCGCGTAAGATTCCAGCAACCTTGACAAGATTCGATGCAGAATACGCCGCCACGCATGGGCGACCAGTTTGCTCATGTATTGTTGCCGCTGTAGCAAATCCTTCTGCTATATACAGCGTCCCCGGCTCATCGAATGAGCCTACCATCCAGAACTTTCCGTTGGTGGCCCCGCCGATGTGGTACTTTTTGTCACCATCAGAATCTATATACTGCAAGGAACATAAGATGGAATTCTCATCATACAGCGGCAGAACAAGCCTACCATCACCAGTAACCCGCGCCCCATGAGCGTCAATGTCCTTGCGCTTGAGATACGGATGGTCGGTCGTTGCAAAAGTACAGCCAGACCAGATCGTATCGACCACGTTGGCAGCGACCTCTTGCTTCTTCTCTGTCTCTGCATCCCGCAGTGATCTAGCCTCCACCAGACGATTGGTGTGCGACATCTCCTCGAATGGGGATAACGTCCTGCCAATGTCGGCCCGGAATGACATCTCCACACCCGACCGCCAGTCGCCGAACCGACCTGCCGGTATCCCATCGCCAAAGCATACATACCAGCCCGACTTATCGCCGTGACCACTCCCACCCTTTGTTCCTGATGGGAAACGATGTAGGCGACCATCGAGCCTAATATCTGCCGGAGGCTCTAGCCCAGCCGACCTGATGGCGTTAAATAACTGTATCTCTGGTGGGTCAATTTGCTTTGGACTAGATGGCGACCAATCACCCAGAATTTTAGTTAGATCAGCCATGAGCGACTCTCAAAGTAGTCGCTGAGTAACTTGATGGTCGCATACGATGGCCTAGAGTCTGGCTTAGAGAATCGGTAAAGAGTGCTGGCGTGTATGCCCGCATCCTGAGCAACGCGCCTTAAATTTGAGTTAGTTAGTCTGACTTTAATATCTTCTGCGGTTAACATTGTTAGCACCCTCGTAAATTATTTATCGGTAACGCTTGCAATATAATCCATTTTAGAATATTATGCAAATACACATCGACCGGAATTTTTCCAAAAAGATGTGCTTAAACTTAGGAGATTCAAATGTCAATTCAATTAAAAGGCACGGGAAGTATGTCCGCCGCCGGGGTCAAGATGTTGGTTTATGGTCAAGCTGGTGCAGGCAAGACCACTTTAATTAAGACGCTTCCACATCCTGTCATTTTAAGTGCAGAGGGTGGGTTGCTTCCATTACAAGATGCAGACCTGCCGTACATTGAAATACGCAATGTAAATGACTTGGAAGAGGCTTATAAATGGGTTTTATCTGATGCTGCCAATGGATTTGAGTCTGTTGCACTGGATTCTATCAGTGAGATAGCTGAAGTAATCCTGTCATCAGAGAAGAAAAACAATAAAGACCCTCGTGCTGCGTATGGTGCTATGCAGGACAAGATGAGCGAGATTATCCGGGCATTTAGGGACATTACCAACAAGCACGTCTACTTTACCGCCAAGTGCGAAAAGGCTCAAGATGAAACCGGGAAGATTCTGTACTCACCCAGTATGCCCGGCAACAAAACTGGTCAGGCACTCCCCTACTTTTTCGATCTAGTAATGGCACTTAGGGTTGAGAAGGGCGAGGACGGAATTAGTCAGAGGGCGTTGCTGTGTGATTCTGACGGCTCTTGGCTGGCAAAAGACCGCTCATCAAAACTATCTACATGGGAAGCGCCCGATCTTGGTGCAATTATTTCCAAGATTGGTGGCTCAAAATGAGTGCTGACATCGAGTATCTAGTCCGTTTGTGGGAGTCTAGCAAATTAGCAGAAGCCGATGCTATGCAAAAGCGTAGGCGTTTCGAGGATTTAATTGTAGAAGCCCTTGAGATTCCAGAGTCTCTCGATGGGACTGAAAATTTCGATGTCGGGAACTACAAGCTCAAGATCGTGGGTCGTCTTAATCGTAAGGTGAATTCCGAGAAGTTGGTCGAGTTAGCGGAAGAGAATGGCCTTACCGACCATCTTCAAAGCCTTTTTAGATGGAAGCCTGAGATTAATGTAACTGCATGGAAGTCAGCAAGTGAAGAAATCACTCGTCCACTTTTGGGCGCAGTGACAACCGAGCCGGGTCGCCCCAGCTTTTCAATTCAAATTAAGGAGTAATAAAAATGGCCTCATTAGGTGAAACATTTGATCTAAGCAAGATGTCTCAGCCCTCTAACTCTTTTGATCCACTTCCAGTGGGTTGGTACGATGCGACAATAACAGGGTCTGAGGTAAAGGCAACCAAGTCTGGAACAGGTCAATACATTGCGGTTCGTTTTGACATCACCGGCCCAACGCATCAGGGTCGTATTGTGTTCACGAATATCAATATTCGTAATGCAAATCCAACGGCTGAAAAGATAGGGCGTGAGCAATTCGCCTCTATTATGCTTGCCGGGGGTATTAGTTCAGCAACTGACTCAGATCAATTGATAGGTGCAAGTATGAAAATTGATCTAGGGATAGAGCGTAGCGAAGAATATGGCGATAAGAATAAGATCAAGTCTTACAAGGCATTAGGTGGTGCAATGCCTTCAGCATTAAAGACTTCTGCGCCGAAATCAGCCAATGGCCCAAGTTGGGCAACTAAGTAATAGGAGTCCCCTCCCGAAAGGGGGGGGGTAATTATATGAAAATTCCAGAACCGATTAATTCATTATCTGCCTTGATAGACCGCGCCCATGAGGATCGGCAAGAGCCGCCACGCCCACATATTGGCGCGTCAACGCTAGGACATCCGTGTGATAGATGGCTGTGGCTATCATTTCGGTGGGCGGTAGTAGAGAAGTTTAATGGCAGATTATTGCGCCTTTTCCGGCGAGGGCAGAATGAGGAGGCTCAAATCGTTAGCGACCTCCGATCTATTGGCATCAATATAGTGTCAACTGGTGGCTCTCAGAGCCGCGTAGACTTTGGCTCTCATGTATCAGGTAGCCTAGATGGAGTGATTACACATGGAGTGCCTGAAGCTCCGACAAAGAAGCACATCGCCGAGTTCAAGACCCACTCCAAGAAGTCCTTTGATGACTTGGTAAAGTCTGGTGTCGAGGCCAGTAAACCCATGCACTATATCCAGATGCAGGTCTATATGCTGGGCAAGAAGATTGACCGGGCGCTGTACGTTGGGGTCTGCAAGGACGATGACCGCATCTATACAGAACGTATTAGATATGTAAAGGAAGTGGCGGAAAAGTATATAGCTCGTGGAAAAAGAATCACGATGCTGGATCGTATGCCAGAGCCATGTGCTGGAGCTGCACCAGACTGGTATCAATGCAAGTGGTGTCCAGCTCATTCATTCTGCCACGACACCAAGCTCACCAAAGAGGTGAACTGCCGTACCTGCGCCCACTCTACGGCTACGCCAGACTCTAAATGGACGTGCGCCAGATACGACAATCTTGAGCTGGCGGTAGAGAATCAACGCACTGGCTGCAATGCTCATGTATTGCACCCAGACCTAGTACCTTGGAAGATGGGCGGCAGCGAGAGTCTGCATGAGGCGGTATATATCATTGACGGAAAGCCCGTCAATAATGGTGCTGTTGATTGCAACTGCTTCTCAAGCAAAGAGATGGTGGCAAACCCAAACGCCTGCGCCAATCCCACCAAGGACATTATTGATACGCGAATGATATTTGATGCGAGGATTGTAGGATGAGTGAGGTAACTCTACGGGACTACCAGCAGCGAGTTCTGGACGATCTGGACAACTGGTTTAGGACTAGCAAGCTCAAGCACCCATGCCTAGTCCTGCCCACCGGCTCGGGCAAGAGTCACATCATCGCCGCTTTCTGCAAGGCTGCAATACAGAGCTGGCCCGATACTAAAATCCTGATGCTGACGCACGTCAAGGAGCTGATCGAGCAGAATGCCGCCAGAATGCTTGAGCATTGGCCCGATGCTCCGATGGGGATATATTCATCAGGCATGGGATTGCGGCAGCTTGGACAGCCTATTACTTTTGCCGGTATCCAATCGGTTAGAAAGCGCGGGCGTGAGATTGGTCATATAGACCTTATCATTATTGATGAGTGCCACCTAGTTGGTCATGGCACTGAGGGCGGGTATCGGACGCTGATAGATGTCCTGACCTTAATCAATCCAAATCTGAGGGTCGTAGGATTGACTGCTACCCCCTACCGTCTAGGGCATGGTGTCATCACCGACAAGCCCGCCATATTCGATGAGCTACTCCAATCTATTGACATCCCGGAGCTAGTCCATAAAGAGTTCTTGGCAAAATTAAGGTCTAAAAAGACAGAGGCAGAACTTGATACGTCCTCAGTCCACAAGCGCGGCGGGGAATTTATTGAGAGTGAGCTACAGGCTGCGGTTGATACGGCAGATCAAAATCAGCGTGTTGTGGATGAGGTTATACGATTAGCTGGGGATAGAAGGTCTTGGTTATTCTTTTGCTCTGGCATAAAGCACTCAGAGAATGTTGCCGCAGAATTGAACCGGCGCGGGATCGTGACAGAGATGGTCACTGGAGATACGCCAAAACGGGAGCGCACCAGAATTTTGACAGAGTTTCGTAGTGGGGTAATAAAAGCCGTTACGAACGCTAATGTACTCACCACTGGATTTGACCACCCGGATCTGGATTTGATAGTCCTGCTGCGCCCAACCATGAGCGTGGGCCTTTATATCCAGATGGCTGGGCGAGGAATGCGGCCTAAGCTCCATACAGATCATTGCTTAGTGCTGGATTTTGCAGGCAATATTCACCGGCATGGCCCTATTACCAATGTCGAGCCGCCTAAAAAGGGCGGGGATGGTGATGGGGAAGCACCAGTAAAGGTTTGTGATAACTGCCAAGAGATTGTGCATATATCAGTAATGGTATGCCCTGCCTGCGGCACACCGTTCCCAGTAAAGGCTAGGCCAAAGTTGAAGCTCGGTAATGATGACATTATGGGCATCGACGGTATTGATATGGGGGTCGAGTCGTGGAAGTGGAGTCCTCATGTCAGCCAGCAATCTGGGAAGCATATGCTACTTGTAAGATATTACGGGCATAAGCTATCGGATAAGGTTGTGAGCGAATACTTTTGCATTAAACATGAGGGATTTGCCGGTACTAAAGCTGTGGCGACATTGTTTATGATGGCGCAGCGATCTAGGCAATGCAAGGTTATGTCTGCCGCAGAGTTTAATATTTTGAATGATATGGGAAGGAACTCTATATTTTTGAACACATTAAAAGCCCCTAAAAACATAAGGTACAAGTTGGATGGAAAGTTTTTTAGGGTTACACAAAGGAGCTGGGAATGAAGACAGAGCATGAGGAACAGAGGGAGTTGGTGCAGTGGTTTAGGAGAAGTTTCCCGATTAGGATATTCGCCATACCGAATGGTGGGTTGAGGTCTAAAGTTAGTGCCATGAAGTTAAAGGTTGAGGGGGTAACTGCTGGAGTTCCCGATCTATTTGTCCCGGAGTGGAGCTTATGGATCGAGATGAAGCGAGAGAAGGGGGGTGTAATCAGTGAGCCTCAACAGGACTGGATTGAGTACCTAGAGAGAATTGGGCATACTGTTATTATTGGTCGTGGTAAGGAGGATGCTATATATAAGATTCAAAAATTCATCTCTCCAGATGATGTATCGTGCGCGAAATAGCCTAGTGCTGACAAAAGTTTTGATGCTTAATTGAAACAAGCTATATTTTTTAGGAGATTAAAATGGAACACTATTACCCGGTAGGTGGACAGTATTGCAAGCTGACTGG